AGCGGTGTCGAGGCAGATGACCCCGAAGTCTTGCACGGAGCCGCTGACATCGCTGTTGAACTTCGGCTTACGAAGACCAAAGATCTTGCCGATGGAGATACCGGCTTGGTTTTCGTAGTCGAAGGTGTCTTCAACGATCTCGGGCAGACCAATATCGGCCATACCGAGTGCTTGAGCACCGCAGAAGAGTGCGCGAGCGCCTTCCACATCTGCGTTTGCACCCCACTTGTAGCCGGGGTCTCCAGCTTCGGTGGACGTACCAGTCGTTGCACCAGCGGTGTTAAACACGTGGCGGAACTCGTGGATCATAACGCCGTCGACCATCAGCGAGCTGGTACCAGCGAAGAGCTGGTTGTTCGGCCCACGGATGCCTGCGTTACGGACGTTGGCGAGGAAATCGCTATCCAGCTTGAGGTCAGCCATTTGCTTCGGCGTGACGAACATGTGGAAGATTTCTTCGTTGCCGGCGCCACGGATACCACGGATGTAGTTGTCCTTAGCGAAGGCCTTCAGGTCCACGATGTGGCGGTACTTGATGATGTCGGTAGCCTCAAGCGCCGTCGTGTCACCCGCGACAAGCAGGTCACCGTCGGTACGGAGGTGGCGATCACCAGTCGGAGCGGACACATCGGAAGCGAACTCAAGGTCCACCAGCTCAAGGCCGGTCGTACCAGAGGTCGGACGGAGCGCACCGTTGGTCTTGTGGGTGTAAGCAACACCGGCCAGCGTCAGGAACGCAAGCTGGTCCATCCGGTCGGCCATGGCATAGGCCAGAGCGTCACGGCTGGTCTCACGGAAGTTCACCACGGACTTCTGATCGGCCAGGCGACCGGCGATGCGGTTTGCAAAGCGGAGCTGGTCGAGTTCAATCGTGATGTCGTAGGAACGCAGTGCTTCTTCGTTCCCTTCCAGGGTGTTGTCACCGGTCACACCGTCGCCGGTCATGTCAGCGAGCAGCGTCAGAACTGCACGCGTACCTTTGTCGGAACGAGTGAGTTCGGTGATCCGTTGGATCATTGCGTTGGAACCAGAACCTGCAAACTGGTTCACGAAGGACATGTTGCGAGCAACACGCCAGAAGTCGCGACTCCACGCGGTAAGCTGTTCGGAAGTCAGCGACGCAAAGTTAGTAAGAGCCATGGTAGGCCTCCTAATTCCGTCGATAATATGCAGCAAAAACGCTGCGTTAAACTTCGTTTTCAGCCGACTTGTGGAGCGGCTAACCCGTTCCCCGTATCGTGGGGCAACGACTTAGCGCGTATTTACGAGGCGCGACCTCGGCATGTTTTACGCCAATGCAGGCGAGGACGTTTTTTACGTGTGCGACACGACCCGATATCGTACGGGCGGACGAATATGGCAATACTAGTAACAGTTTTGAATAAACACAAGCCTATCTATAGCGCGATGTTTTTTTCGCGACTTTCTTGGGCTGCTTTGAAAACTGTTTTCCGGCTTTAGTATCTTTGCGCTTCTTACGAGAAGTCGCTGCGTATTCTTTTTTACTAAGCGCTTCGCGGGCTTTTTTCGGTAAGTACCGCTCGCCCGTAGCTTTAGACCCTTGAGTGCTGGGCTTACCAGACTTGGTGCCCCACTCCTCCTTAGTCCACTTACGCAGGGATTTTTGCGATTTTCGCAGGGCCATTAGTCTCGATAGCCTCCGCCTTTAGCTTTATACTCTTTGGCGAGCATCTGCGCCTTCCTGGCACTCCACTGTCCGGGTTTGCCGCCCTTACCGCCCGCCTTAATCTTCTCAAAGAGCTGCTTACGCATGGTCGGCTTAGTGTAATTACCGGCTGCGTTTACTCTACTCTTAGTTGTTTTAGCGGGCTTTTTATTCACTATTAATAGCCTTTCTTTTTAGCCAACTTTCGGCTCGGCGCGGCTTTAGCGCGCTTAAGGCACTTGCCGGCTTTCTTACACTTCATAGGGCTGGGGCACGTTGCACAAGGTTTCATAGTGAAACTCCTATCCCCCTCGCTTTGTCAGCGACGGCTTTGCACATGGATATAAACTGGTCTTGAGCGTACTTGTTTTTACTCATGTTGACCATGGTATGTACCCACTGGACGTTACCCCGCTCATAGGGTTTTGTAGAGTCGATACGGTCAAAACTTGCTGTACAGCCGCCATAGCCCATGGCTAGCTCCCACGCAGTAAGAGCGCATTCTCCTGTGTAACAGCCGATAAAATCTTCGAACGTGATGTTCCAAGCTATGCCCCTGTTATTCGCCGCCTTACGAAACTTGTTATACAGCCTACGTTCGTCACCGACGGGGTTGTTTTTACTGCTAACACTGCAGCCCCTGCACAGCCACCCTTGGCACTCGCTTGACCTAGCGTGGTCTACGCGTGTGTACGCCTGTTCGGCGCCACATTTCGGGCAGTGCGATACCCATTTACCCTCAGCGTTTTTTGGTATGTCGACCCGCTTGTGATGCGGCGCGCATTTTCTACAGTGTTTACTAGCAAGCATCCTACGGATAGAGACTTTGTACCTGGATATACGCTGCATTCCGCAGTTTTCGCAATTTGCGGTGTAATGCTCACCGTCATAAGAGATTCTGGAGTCCTGAATTTCCAACATTTAACCATACCTCGCCACTTAACATTGGCACCAGTATAGTCCATTTCGTCCTATCCGCCCAATAGGCGGCGCTCATCTTACCCTTCTTAATATTACGGGCATGGCGTGCTTTAAACGATGCCCGCTTTTTCTTCATAGCCTCAGACTCACCCGCTTTCGGCTTGCCGGCGGTTTTAGCCCCCTGCTCACCGAAGCGAATGGTCTTAACCCTATCACCCTCTTTGGCCACTACAACGTGGCTCTTCTTGGGGTGATTAGGCGTCCGCTTCGGTTTGTTATAGCCCGAGACTCCTGCTCGGGCTAGTCGTGGGTCTTTTTTCCGCTCGGCCATTGGCCTACTCCTTAAAGGATATCGCCCCTCAGACGCTTCAACGTGGCCTCTGGGAGGGCGTTGAACTCATCCTCAGTCATGTTAGAAAGATCAGCTGCGCGCTCTCCACGGGACGCAGAGGACTCCCCAGGCAGCTCCGGAGGCTGCGAAGACGCTGCTTTTAACTTACGGCTCACTTCGGCACGCTTTTTAGCCACTTCATCCGCCTGTCTCGGTGCCGCTTTATTAGCAAGCGACGGTGCTTCGCCGGAAGAATCCAGCCCATACTCTTTAATGACGTACTTTGCCGCTTTGGACAGCGCTGCAACGGCGTTTTCACCCTTAACAATGAAAGCATCGCGCAAATCGATGACTTCCTGGGTGTATTCTTCGCTGTATTCGCTGCTGGACCGGTCAAAAACAGGGAAATTCGCCTCCAGATCGGACGCAGCCTGCTGCAGAGCGGTCATCTGCTGGTTCTGAGTGACCTTTTGCTCCATTTTCTGGCTGAGTTCGTACTCAAGCTGGACCCGTTCGGCCTGCCGGATCTCCGCACGGAGCGCTGCAGCCTTCTGAGACTCCCCATCTAGCACCAAGTTCTGGTATTCGATCTCTTTTTCGGCAAAATCATACTGATCGGGAGCATTTTCCACCTGCTCCTTAGCCGCCATGAGGTCATCCAGCTGTTTTTGGAGCGCTTTCTGCTTGGCGAGCACCTCATCGAGCCGTGATTTCGGCACCATAGGCTTCTTGGGCTCGTCTTCAGGCTCAATTTCAGGCTCTTCCTCGGCCTGCTCCGGCTCTTCAGCCTCGGCAACGGGTTCTTCTTCAGCCTCCGGCTCCTCTTCGGGCTCGTCCTCGGGCTCTTCAGCCTCGGCAACGGGCTCGTCCTGCTCTTCTTCCTCAACCTCTTCCACCGGTTCTTCAGCCACGGGGTCCTGCCCAAGGCCAAAGTTCATGTCCAGACGGTCGTTGGCACCTTCCTCAAGCTGGTCGGCCCCCGGCATGCGGTCGAAAGTTACTGCCTTGTCCTGAGCGTCGCTCATGTCAATCTCCTATTGATTACGGGGTCCGCATATTCGGGATGTTTACCGGCTGCGGTTGTTGAGGCTGCTGGTTCTGCTGCTTAGCAGCCGTCTGCATCGCCGTAGCAGCGATTCGAGTAGCCGCCGCAGTCTCTTGCTGCGAACGGCGGGTCTGGTTGGTGAGGTCTGCAAGCTCACGCCGCAAGTCGAGTTCCTGCTGCTTCATGGCCATCTGCGCCTGAAGCTCGGCCATGCGAATCTGCGGAGCGACGTCTGCGGTGTCCTGCACCTTGGCGATGTTGATAGCCGCCTCGGACTGGAGCTTCTGGACCTCTGCCTGCAGTTTACCCAGCTCAAGCTGCGCCTGCTGCATGGCCATCTGCGCCTGCATGGCCTGGGCCTCTGCCTGCTCTGGCGTCGGCGGCTCCTGACCAGTGAGCATGCGAATGCGCTTAGCCAGCTCCTGCTTACGGGCCAGATGGCTGTACTCAATGATGGCATCGTCGGGGATAGCCACGCCGATCTGCCGCATGTTGAGCGCCTCGGCAAACTGCACTTCGTCGAAGCTATCGCGGGCCGGCGCCGTTGCTATCACAACGTCATATTCACCCAGGGTC